CTACTATCCCTGTTTTTGCTATCAACAGATTGGCGGTGCTTTAGAAAGCGTATGTTATATATAAAATAAATAATCTGTTTAATATATAACGATGTCCCAGTTAAACGAAGTGAAACGTGACGATTCCCCAGACCAAGTGTATTACGATGTGACGGTCACTAATTTTCAAAGTAGCAATACAAAGCCACCCGTATTCTACTACAACGAGAGCAGAACACTGCCTTTTATCACTTGTCCCGAAGACTACTATTTAAGCATCTTGAGATTTACCGTGGACACGGGGACTGTCCCCGTATTCATTCCTTCTATTAAACCTAATTCCACTGACCTAAACCTTACTATCTACAATGTGACGATTGAGTGGTATAATAATTCAGGGACACGCTATTTTGGAACGGCTCCTATTCGCTGGATTCCGCAAGACAAGAGTGCAGCGGTTCCTCCTCCTCCATCCGCCACTTCTAATGGACTTCAGGTAAATAATACGGGTTATTACAATTGTTATAGTTATACCTACTTATCTTATCTCATCTTTTTAGCATTCGGAGAGGCTTACGGTATTATTACGGGAACCGTGGCTATTTCCCCAGGTGCTTCAGGAAATCCCATCGTAGGAAGTCTTCCTACTTATCCCACTTACTTTAGCAGCGACCCTATAATATACCCCCCAGTAGACCTAGTAACATATCCTAATTATTATTACGTTCCGCCTTTATCGCCTTTGTGCCAGTGGGACACGACCAGCGACACTTTAGTAATTTACACGACCCAGATGTACGACCAAGACCCTCTAGCGAATCCTACTATTAGTTTCAACAACCCTTTTACTCTCTATTTCAACACGGCTCTTTACGGTCTGTTTAACAGTTTCCCTGTGACGATTAATGGCTTTGGAACAGGCAACACGGCATTCAAGATTAGCACCATCAATCAAGGTGGAGTGAATATCCAGCCCGTTGCCACGCCGAGTGTAGCAAGATTTACAAATGGTCAATCAGTCCCTTACTTGTCGGTATATCAAGAGACTAGCACGATAAGTAGTCTCTCGCCCATTACGGCGATTGTATTCTGTAGCAACACACTGCCTATTACTCCCAATCAAGTCAGTACACCTCTGATATTTAACGATACTCAGCAAGTTGTGTTCGCGGGTAATAACTCGGATATAGCCAACATTATTACAGATTTAGTAAGTGAAACGGGGGCTTACCGACCTGCTCTTGTTTATACACCTGCTGCCCAATATCGCCTCATCACTCTTAACGGCAACCGTCCTCTATTTAATTTAGACTTGACGATTTTTTACCGATTGAGAAACGGTGAATTAGTACCCTTTAGACTAGAATCGGGAGGGACGGTCACTCTTAAAATCGCATTCCTTAAGAAATCTTCCGTCGGGACGGGAAGTAATGTTCCTATTCAGGGCGTCGCCCCCGCCTCCTCGTCCTCTTCCAAGGTTGGCGGATATAGACACTTTTAATTTAGCGTAGTTCCCCATTATATTTTATACCTTGTATAATATATAAGATGTCCGACTTCAAGACCGTTCTCGTTAAAGACTCTGTGATTGGCGACATTACTGCCGATTTGGATTTTGCCGTCAAATCGGGTGCTTCCCAGACCACCTACCAACGATTCCCTTCCACCTCCGCCAGTAATTCTGCACTCATCTACAACGTCCAAGTTCCTTCAGAGAACGTCGTTATTGGACGCGATGTGCTGCTCAACACGGCTCTTACTATTGAATTGACCTACTCTGGTGGCCTCGCTGGAGCCACTATATTTGCTTACGGTCAGCAAGACGCCTTCCAAGCCTTCCCCTTGAATAGTTTATTTACTACCGCCACCGCCCAAATCAACAACACCACGGTCAGCATCAACTCCAAGGATGTCCTCCCTTCCTTGCTCCGTATGAATAACTCTAGAGAACTTTACCGCTACAACAGTATGACCCCCTGTCTTCCCGACCAAGCCTACGCCAATTACGCTCAGGGTGTTCTAGCGAACAACAATCCTTTAGCCGACTACTCTACCGCCTCTTACGACGTGGACCAGGTCCCTCGTGGTGCTTTCCCTGCTAAAGTCCAGTACACTAGAAACGGAGGTGCTTTGATTGTTGCTGCAAATGGTAAAATTGTTGCTCCTGTAGGAGGAGCCACTACTGATGTTTATAAGATTTGCGTTCAAACCGTCGTCACTGAACCCATCTTGCTCTCGCCCTTTATCTGGTCTGACCCCGAATTCAACTGCCAAGGATTGCTCGGTATTAACAATATGGCATTCACTTTCAATATTGACTCAACTGCTTCTCGCGTGTGGTCCACTGCTTCACCTTATTACCAGAGTATTACTCTGGGTTCTAGTATATTACCAGCCCCTGCTACTGGAAGTGTCTTTACAGCCGTCACTCTCGGGTATGCTCAAGCAGCCACGGGCCCTTCACTCTTGTTCCGCTTCTTAAGCACTCAGCCATCTGACCTCATCCAGACCAAGAACATCGTTCCTTATATGGATTTTCCCCGTTATTTGACTTCTGCCGCCAACAACACCGCCATTGCATCAGGCGCTTCCTCTACTATTACCTCTAGCAATCTCCAAATCAATCAAATTCCCGATATGTTTATCGTCACCGTTCGTAAGGCAATGTCCGCCCAAACCCCCCAAGATTCACGTTCCAATCTTATCATCAACAACATTAGCATCAACTTGAATAACCAGTCTGGTCTTCTCTCTTCTTCCAGTCAGCAAGACTTGTGGCGTCTATCTGAACGCAACGGCAGTAGCCAATCGTGGGCTGAGTTTAGCGGACAGGCTTACTCTGCAAATGCTAGTGCTACGGGCATCGTCGCAACTACAGGTTCTGTTCTCGTATTGGTTCCTCCTTACGACTTGTCGCTCCCTGACTACATTACCTCTGGTAGTCTAGGCAACTACAATTTCCAATTCACCGTCAATGTGACCAATCAGTTCGGTGTATCCCTCAATCCCGAAATCTGCGTTGTCTGCGTCAACAGCGGCATCTTTAGCACTCAGCAAGGTGTGTCTGCCGTCTACACTGGTATTCTCACCAAGGAGATGGTGTTGGCTTCCAAGGCAACCCAACAGGCTTCGGCAATGAAATCCCGTGAAGTCAAACGTATGGTCGGTGGTAATATCCTCAACACTGCCCTCTCAGCCATCGGCTCTCTTTTAGGTGAGGGTCGCCGTCACAAGGGTGGTGCGATGGGTGTGGCTTCCAGCGGTGGAGCAATGGGTATGGCTTCCTCTGGCGGTCGTCTTAAGAAATTCCATTAAAAACTCGGCTTTAAATTCAATTCCATTATAAATTAAAATCGTATTCTAATATATAATGCCACAGTCAAACATTACCTACGACGTGCCTTACAACAAAGGTCTAGTTCATCTTCTCAACGAAATGGACGAAAAACACTGGCAAAAGGCTGGGACTGCCTACGCTCCCTCAATGCTCGGGTTTAAATTAAGTAATTTTCACAATGACTACACCGACGAACCTTCCGCCAAAATGATGATTGGTGGTGGGTCCCACGCTGACCAGTTCTATCTAGCACCTGGTAATTCTCCTGCTTACCCTCCGTATATGATGTCTTCAGGTATGCTCGTCAATTCAGGCGGGGCTCTAGCAGGTATTGATGGGGCTGTCGGCGGTAAATTCTCATTCGGTAAAGTTTTCGGAGATATTGCCGATGTAGGCAAACACATCGCCAAGGAAGTCGGACCTGACCTCGCCAAAGAAGCCATCAAGTCTTATATGGCTTCGGGTGCTGGTCGTCGCCGTAAGAAGGGAGGTGATTTAGGAAACGATATTTTGAATGGGCTTAAAGCCGCCGCTCCTTTCGCACCTCTCTTGATGGGACTCGGCGAGAAAAAGAAACGTGCGTCCAAGAAACAGGGCGGTATGGATTTATCCAAAGTCGTGGAAGAGGCGCAACGGGTGGTGACCCCAGACACCATCAAGAAGGTTCGGGAAAAGGCTCAGAAGATGCTTGGTGATATTAAAGAAAAAGACCCGAGTGCGTACGAAGATATGATGCGAAAGAAGGCATCGGAGGGACTATTAGCCCTTTCCAAGAGTGGTAAAGGTCACGCGAAAGGCGGACGTGGTGCGAGAGCGGAAATTGTGAAGAAAGTGATGAAGGAAAAAGGGCTCAATATGATTCAAGCGAGTAAATACGTCAAAGAACACGGGTTGTATTAATTTTAATATATATTTATACTATAATGCCGCGATTTCTTCATTCAAACAATCCTGATTTAAGCGACCTTAACCGTGCTAAAAGAATAGTCAACAGAAACGACAAGGCACGATTTTTTGGTCAGGATGCCGACCACGCATCTTTAGGAGAAACAGCATCTTCTGACGCTAAATTTACATCACTCGTTAATCTCTTGACGAGCGTCTACACTTCCCTCTTGGATATATCCAACGCCATTCAGTTGTTCTCGGGAGAAACCGTCCCAAAAACCGTCATCGCCCAGTTTAGTCAAGTGGTCGGGTCCATCGTCAAATCCCTGGCTGCCTTATCCCTTATCGTAAATCAAATTCCTTCTCTCAACGGTATGACCGAACCCCAAATCGCTCAATTGTCTGACCTCGTCACCAAAATATCCAACACCGACGACCTGATTGATAATCTAATTGCTGTATTAGCCGACCTTACTCAAGAACGA